GTGGCGGAATTGGTAGACGCGTTGGTCTCAAACACCAATGAAGCAATTCGTGCCGGTTCGATCCCGGCCCTGGGTACTAACGGTAAAGCGGGTTTCAGTGAAACTCGCTTTATTTGTTTAAAAACCCCCTTTCCGGAACGCAAACCAACCCTTGACTCGGGTAATTTATTAATCCATTTCGGAAATTTTGCTAACATCGGTGTTAACATGAATTTCTGAGTATGGGAATCGTTAATAATGAACCCGGAACTATGTTCAAGTTTTCCACCAAACTTCATGTGCACAAGCATCGTGTGAAAAAAAACGGCTATGTTGCCATTAATATTCAGGTAAATATTTCCACTCCAGGAAATTTAGATCGTGATTATTTCCCATTGAGCCTTGATTGGCCACTGGAACTAATTGATTTTGACCAAAGCATCCTGAATCCAAGATTTAAAGGAGATTCCGATGCGAATGATTTCAATATGATCATTATGTCGGAACGGTCTCGCATCAATGAGATAGCCAAAATTTATAGATTGTCCGGAAGGTACTTAAATACGGATATCCTAAAGCGTGAGCTATTCTATTTCGACACTTCCAAATCGGTCATCGGATATTTCATCAAACGTAGGCGTGAGCTAATGAGATTAAAGGTCATATCGGAACAGACTTGGAAAAATTATGGATCTACAATAAAGGCCCTGGAGGAATTTAACCAGAACCTAAGATGGGATCAGGTCAGCGTTAAGTTTATGTTTGAATTCCGGTCTTGGTTAAAGAAGAGGAGGAAGGCAAATGGCAATCTAATCAGCCATAATACTGTTTGGACCAGGATAAAGGATATAAAAGCCTTGTTCGGCAATGCGAAGGATGAAATTCAGGTTTTTGTACCTCAGGATGTTATTGATTTTCCCAACCCATACGTCGAGAGTGAATCTACCTATTTAAATAAGGAGGAGATAGTGCGTTTGATCCAGCAAATGGATGCTGATGTATTGAACCCTACACAATTTAATGTGTTGAAGGCCTTTTTATTTTGCTGCTTTTCGGGTATCCGGATATCAGATTTGTACAATTCAAAATATTCCTGGATGTTTTCCGATAATTTCATGAAGTTCACCATGCAGAAGAATTCTGAGCGAAAACCAAAAACCATAACTATCCCTTTGATTCCAATAGCTAAGGTATTTATTTATGGTACAAATGGAAATTTATTTGAGCTACCTACTATGCAGGAATATAATCGGAGCCTTAAGGATCTAGCTGGATTTGCAAAGATTGATAAGGTTATTACCTCACATGTGGCCAGGCATACTTTTGGTTATTTGATCATGAAATACGTCGGCGACATCTATCTGTTGAAAAAGCTCCTCGGACATTCAAAGATAGCTACGACGGAAAAATATGCCCATGTAGATGATGAGGATAATTATGAAAAAACCCTTCAAATTCAGGGAGATTTTGAAGGGTTGTGGAAAATGAAAAATGTTTAATAATTTATTGTGATAAAAGAATTTATCGTTATTTTCTATATTAATCCCCCTACCGAGATAGGGGCTTGGTTTGGTTAATCAAATCGTTTAAAAAACTGCAACATTTCTACCCAAGCAACCGGAATGTTATTCAGAACGCCCCCCAACTTTGTCTGAACGTTCACGAATGGGCCAGCCGTATCAGTTGTGTGGTGAGGGTCTCCGCTACCAGTTGGCATATCCCTAAACTCAAAGATGCCTCCGCCTTTCCTAGTCCATTTTTGAACGGCTTTTAAATGCTGGTAAATCCAACTATCATCTGGAGCGCAAAATGCCTTACTTGGCACATGGTCGATTTTAGTATAATTCAATGGCAATAATTGAATAGGCTTATAGCTGTCGGGGAATTGTTCTTCCGGTGTGTCCATTAATACCCCGCACCAGCACGAAACATATCCGACAAACTTTTCGGCGTGCTGCAAAAGAAATGATCTACTCCCAGCGCTATAGTAAGGTGTTACGGTCGTATCTCCATCAACAATGAATAATGGTGAAACATCGCCCTCAACTCCGAAGCTCCTCATGGAAGCTTCCTTTTCAACATTTGTATACCCAAAATTATTGCCGAATGGTGTTGGAGTCGCCGCAAGGAATACTTTTGATTTTACCGGAATGGAAGTTGTGTACTGTATGTTACCAACCTGAACGCCGCCCTGCGATTTTCCGAACAGATGCACTCCATCGGCACGAACATTGAAATTTTGAATTATATAATTATATACGCTCTGCGAACAAGCTGAATTATCCGGACATCCTGTGTATTGTGTAACCCCTGGGTATTTACTCGACCACGAGAACATATCAAATACTGCATAACCCTCATCCAATAGATACTGAACGTAAGGCTTATAAGGAGCATAGAAATCCAACAACTGCGTACCTGCTGAAGAATGCGCAAAATATATCAATCTTACTGGAGTCCCCTTTGGGTCGTAGTTCTTTGGTAGCCTGATAATACCGTGCGTGTAATATGAATTTGCGTCATACTGTGCGGGCCCATTTGCCTGACCCTGATCCAACATATCCCTGCCATTGGCGTTGGTCGTGACATTGACCATGAATGACATTACGTTATTCCCGGTCTCATTGTTGTTCATTGTATAAACATCGCCTGAGAATTTTCCGTTTATCTTCAACGATGGCAAGCTGGTAATAACGCCTGAATCCGTTCTGTTTACATGTAGCTTAACGTATTCAGTTCTGGAATCGCACTTAAACTCGTTTCCGGTCAGTAATGTTCTGGAAATAAACGCAAATCTATCGTCGTATTGATGCAGGTAGACGTTATATGCAGTCAGTTCGTTTTTATTGATGGAAAATTTACCCTTTAGATTCAGGTATCTTGGTGTCCTGAAATTCTTGTGGAATTCAGCATCCTTCCATGCTTTATCTTGCTGAACAGCAGGTAATAGTCCGGTGGAATCAACCGAACCCCTTGCCATATCAACGATAACGTTCTTGACAATAGACTTTGACTCCGTTTCGGGCATAAATTCAGGATTGAACACATCTCGTTCGATAGGTTCCGACCAAGGTTGATATGGCAATGCAACGCTTCCCGGATTAATCTGTAGCGTTTCGAGCCATGTGAATGAGCTATCCTTAACCAACGTCCTTACAAACCCTGTTATTGGTGAAATGAACGTTTGACTGACGCCTGAGCCACCTAAAATAGATGAATCCACCGTAGTGTCATTTGCATTCTTAAAGAAATACAGATTCCTACCGACTACGCTCATTGTCTTCCCTACAACGGTATATGATTCCCCCTGCACCACCGGGATGGGATGCGACATATTAAATCCATTCCTTGTCTGCAATACTCCGCTGACAACATCGTGGTTTAAGAGGATGTCAGCTTTATTGAATAGGTTATTGCTCGTTGGCTCAATATTCTTTACAATAAACGTTTCCTTTGACATGTATTTACCCAATGCCAGAATATCAAGGTCAAGTGCATTAATATCCTGCGAACTCTCATTGCTCAAATACACGCCTAAATGCTTAGCTGTTTCAGGAACTTCAACCTCATGTTCAAGGACGGTATTTCCGGTGTCATTAAGCAGGTCATGGAATTGGCTTCCCAATGCGATAGGATCATCGGTAAAATAACCAATCCTGAACCTATTGCCCTGAACACTTGGGCGTACAACCTTAAATCTCTTCTGCTCTCCAATTGCAATCGTGAACATTACACCGGTGGCAAATCCTGCTACTGCAGGTGTAGAATTTAACGTAATCCTTGTTCTCTGATAAGGCTTAGGCTCAACCAAAGCACTATAAATAGGGTCTACATATTTATATGTTGCATCACTCGTAGGAGCTAACTGATTCCCGACCTCGATGACCTGTGTTGACCCAAGAACCTCCCAGTCAGTAGCATTTGCCGATGGTGCCTGCGAAGTATCCACTTTTGCTCGGTAAATGGTAGTACCCACAGTTTTGACAGTATCCTTAGAATAATTGCCGGTAGTGAATTCTGATATTTTTGAAGAACTGTCAGGAAGCTTTATTCTTAATACACGGCTATAATCTAATCCATCAAATTGAGCGAAAGCGAATTCATCATCGGCGATAGTAATAGTTCCCTCCACAACTTTATTATAGGTTCCCGGACCAAGAATTGTCCATTCATTAATATTAAATTCTGATAGAGTAGATCCAGGGAGAGGAAAGGTTTCAGGTAATCCGGCTGTATTTGATAAACCCGTTAAATCTATTTTACTTTTAATCCACTGGTATAGTTCTTTAAATGTCACGCCTCGAAAACCATTTTCATATGCATATTGCCCTAGCAAGAATGCTGTTTCAAAATCATCGATTGGTGCCAATTGATTCACTTTTGATTCCATTTCAATTATATTTTAGTTTAGGTAATTGTTAAATATTGAGGTGTAGCACCGATCTCTGGATGGTACTGGCTTGTGTCTGCTAATCGGAAACTGAATGTGTGGCCATTTAAACTCCCCTTGATCTCTTCCGCTTTATTTTCTGTCATAACGATTGGAACCAAGTTCCCCTGGTATAAGAAATATCGAACTTTGCTGGCCATAAAATCCAAATATTGTCTGTGATCATCCTTGGTCGACATGTATCCGGAATTCTTTTCAAATTCGATTCCTAATTCATTGAAATATTCATGTTCGATTTCTTCGATTATTGCCGTCTGTGCAACGTTCTTGTGCCTAATGAGCATCTCGCCATTTAATACCAGCGTGTCCCATCCACCTAATCGATTTTGATAGAAAAATACATCCGATTGGAATTCATAATGTTCCTTAAAGAAGAACCGCTTAAACCTGACCTCCTGTCCCTTGGTATTTACTGTGAATGCTTCGAAATAGACATATTCTCCACCAAGGTGATAGATCATTTTTCCAGGATTGAGATTGACCGATTGCAGCTTATTCGCTTCAAGTTTACCCAGTGTTTTTACAACTTCACTGCCGTCCACCATCCTGGCGCGGATCCTGATGCTCTCTTCTTCCAATGGTAGCGCTGTCAGGTAAAGCGGTTGGTGGTAATATGCCTGACTGTGCTGAGGCGTTAAATTCAACCAAAAGTTTCGGAAGTAGGAGGAAATATCCTTGATTGAAGTATGCAAATAGCCTTTCAAAATTTTATAGGACCTGATTATTTCCTCTTCTCCATCGGTAAAGGTTAATTTCAGGTCTTGGATAGCCAAATCATGGACAGTAATCTGATTGGTATAGATTGGCAGGGTAAATCCCATGAAAGAATGCACCAAGTGTTTTATCTGGATATTTAAAACGCCATCCTGAGGAGGAGCATTATATTCCTCCTGCAGCAATAAACTGCCACCCAACTCCATTTTAAGCCCGATTGTTGGTTTGTCAGATCGGAACCTCAAATTGGGTAGGTTCAGAGAATAATTGTAAGCATCTGGTTCTTGTGCAATCGTAATCATTTAAAATTGAATTAGATCGTAGGATATTCCAAGCGAAGCTCCCCAGGTAATGCCCTGAGGGGTGATGACCGGCCCGGCCGTAACGCCTAATCCCCACCTGGGTGATTTGGGAATCTTATTCACATCATATACATCCGAAATAACAACCCTTGGATCACTGGCCATGATGGCCGATCGATATTGGTACCTGGAGAATATGTTCTTCCTATAGGGGGCATGAGCCTGTGTAAGGCGTATTTTAGCAGTAGGGTAGATGGAGTCGTTCTTCAGATTTACTTTAACATCAAATACAGGATCCTTCTGGAGAACCAACCATTCCGTTTTCAAAACGGTGTCAATAATTCGTTCGCCTTTTCCCTTTCCCGCTGCTGTGACCAATGCAGATGATAAACGATCGATTTCCTTGGTCGCCACCTTGAGTGCAATGGCAAGTGTATCGGCTAATCCCTTACTGACATATCCATCTACTGGCCCCGTCGTTCTCACGGTATTGTAGATATAAGTCACTTTGGAGCTATCAGCATAAAAAATAGTGTCAATAGGTGATAGTGGAACAGCACCATTCGCCTTCAGGGCATTATCATATTGTTCCTGTAGCGTCCGATTTTCCTTGTTTTTAGCATTATAATTTCGGTATAGTATAACACAGGCAACACTGGTCAAAACCAGCAATAAAATCAATGTAAATGTGGTCTTCTTCATGGCATTACTTTATTAATTTCCTTATTTGTTGATTCCCTGATCAAGGAATCGTTTGATTGCGTCTCCTTGTCTCGCATCACATAATCAAATAATCTGTTCCGGACTTCGTCAAGCTGCCGGTCTTTTACAGCGATGATAGAATCTTTCCGTTTTTCAGCTTCCAAACAATTGGCCGCTGCGCTTCTTAGTCGATGCTCTCCTAATCCGCCCCACGTGATCAATGCCACCAATAAAATAGTCAACAAGGTCAGTTTGACATTTTTATTGAGAGCGTTAAATATCGGTTCGAACAGCTTTAGAAACATGATGTAAAATTCCAATTGTGAGCGGGGTATTTAAAGGACAGCGCTAGGCCTCTAGGAAATCTGCATTAATGGGTGAAATACTCGTAAGGCCAATGGTATACTGGAGCTTTTTTATCAAAAAATTGCGTCCGCGGATATGAACCTTTTCCAAAACATTTAAGTTTTTCAGATCCACTATATTTAACTCAACAGTGGCATTCAAGCTAACTTTATCCCTTTCAATCCATTCAGCAAAATTTTTGTGATAGGTTTCAAACAAGCCGAATTCACCATCCCACGATAGTATATTTGGTCCAGTAGTATTTTTTTCCAGATTCCCTCCTAATCCCGGATATCTTTTGTTTTCATCCTCTTTAATCGATCTCCTGCCCTGGAAGAATGTTAGGTAGATTTCATTTGGCCTATTGTTTCGATCGATATCTTTGAATCCGGGAACAGACCATTCATGCCTTGGACCTTCATTAGAATATGTGGAATATAATAGAGCAGGGTACATGGGCAATGGAATAGCGTTAGAAATCATATTGAAACTTTCTCTCTTTCCCTTTTCAACAGAAAAATTAAAACCATTATCCTCAAGAGAGTAATTGATTTGGTGTTCATTAACTGTTCCATTAATTTCTCTTATCGACACCTCTTGAACTTCTTTTTTAAAGATTTGGCTCAAAACGACAAATTTATTTTCATAAAATTTAGTTTCATCCAATTGGTATGGTTCCCTCATCATTCCATACATGTCATCAACTTGCTTGGAGGCTGAAATATTAGCCTTTTCGTCCGTCTTAGATTCATACCCATATAGATATTGTTTACCAGTTTCGAACTTTAGATTCAAAGTAGAACTGATTTTCATGGACCAATCAATTGATGCGTCTGCCGATAAAATATCACTGTTGCCAAGAATTGTTAATTTTCCTTTAGTGGCCGTCATAGTCATACAGAACAGATTGAGTAATGATTTTACAAAATCGTTTGATCGTACAGAGGGAAGAAAATCATTCAATTCAATATAAGGCTCACTATAATATGGCGATTGTGGAGTTGGCCTGGGGTTTGAAACCAATGGAGGAAAATGACCTATTTTATTGTAGAACGACATGTCGGCAGATTCCCGTTTGTGCCATTCACTGAAATAATAGGTGGGCAACAGTAGGTCATAAAGATAACCCCGTCTAAATGGATTGTTAAGAAGGATATTGCCGAATATTGCATCGAATAGATAGCCAATACGGAATTGGGGAAAAATGTTGGCATGACTGTTTCTCTTGTTATTGTTGCCATCCTGATGCTCTTCAAGTAAGAACCTTCCGTTCATAGGATTGAACATATTAATATATTCTTGGTCCTGTGCTTTATATCTATCTTTTTTCTGATAATACTCGAATCTTCCAAACGGACTAATACCCTTATGAATTTCACTATAATTTGTAAATGGGTGGTTTTCATTGACAAGTACGATGGGTCCGGCAACCATATCCCCTCGAGAACCGCTCCCCAATTCATCTGCCCATCGTGCGTAGTTGTAGGCAAAATTTAAAGAGTTGTTGAAATCCACCATATTGTAGCTCCCGGGAAAATATTTTCTTCCAATGTCCAGGGTGTTCATTGGCGCCTTCAGATATTCATTGAAGTCAATGCCAATAAATTGTAGTTTGATATCGGTGAGAAACTCTAGAAATACAACATGTCCCTTCAAAATTTCAATCGAATTGAATCGTATGGAACAGGATTTATTTAATTTGCTCGCATTCCCATTTACGCCATAACTTGCAATCCGATCAGGAAATCCAAATGCCTTAAGGTTCCTCGGGGTTGGCGGAATTTCAAAATTCAAAGAATATGGCGCCGGAATCCGATCCTCGGTCATGAGTGGGTTTTCAACCGTAATTGCCAATTGTATATCCTTATGGAGGTCAACGCTGATATCAGCAATAATAATTTCAAGCATAGATTAAAAATTTCCGTTATTCTGTATGGTATTCAATTCTGCCATTTTTTCGACAAACCCTTCCTTGCCCAGTAAGGTTACCGTTGCCCTAATATTCGGGAGGGCTGCTTTGAGCTCATTTATCGCCAATAGATTCTGCTGGAGCAAATTTTCCAATGAGGTATTTCCACCGGTACTTCTATCCGAGGGTGAAACCGATCCTGAAATGGATCCACCGATTTGTCGACCCTGTATTCTGTTGCCAAGGGTATTTCCAATGATATCGCTGAGCGTCATCGTACTGATTGATCCATTGCGCTGGGCAGTATCCAGCACATCAAGAATTGGCTTAATATGTGGATTCTCTACAGCATCATTATTTGCGACCCATTCCTTTCCTTTTTCCCCGACCAGAACAGTCGGACTGGAAATGAACCCTCGTTTATTCGGATCTGATTTTGCACGGAATTTCTTGCCATCCTGTGCGCGGATGACATCCAAGAAATTTCCGCCGGTTTCCGCTCCAGGAATTTCCGGAAGGGGAGTGGCCACGATAGTACCGATCTGTAAAGCACCAACAGCAGCTATCAATGCCATAAGGAATGGATTGGGAAATGCTGAGGTGATCCCCTTGGCCGTATTGACAATGGCAGTCATCAGTGCCACATTCCTATCACGTTTCGCCTGATCACGGGCCACAATGGCCTTCTTGCGATCTAGGTCCTTATCGAGCTTCTCAACCTGCTTGTTATACTCTTCCTGGGAGATAACCCCGGAATCCAATCTCCGCTTAAGATTCTCCTTTTTCTGATTATTGGCGCGTTCATCCTGCTGCAACTGAGCATTCTCTTTCGCGGATACCAATGAATTATAAGAACTCCATACTTGACCTGCAGCACCAAGAATGCTAATAACTTGTTTAATCTTTTCAATTGTAGTATCGACATTTGAGAATAATGTTTCCCATTGGCCGATTGTCATACCTAAAATATCGACCTTTTCCCTGTCCGAGTTATCCAGGTCATCTTTTTTCTCTGTTCCAGTCAACCCTGCGAGCTGTTCCCGAATTTCTCGGATACGATCAAGCAGGACCTTTTTTTCCTCTTCAGATAGAATCTTATCGGAAAGTACCAATCCATCGAATTCTCCGGAAGTTTGCGCACGTTGGAGGACATCGGCCAGCTTGGTCAATTGACTTCTCAGCAACGCCTGTTCTTCCAACATCTGTTGATTCTGAATGAGTTTTTTCGCCTGAGCGAGAGTTTTTACTTGAGCGAGTTCTTGTGAGGTAAGGTCTTTTGATAAATACTGTTTAGCCTGACCTAGCGTCCGAATGGCGGTCAGTTCTTCCATGTGCTTAATACGGAGGTCGGTGACTATGTCCTTATTCGCGGCTATGCGGGTATCAATCTCCTTGGCGATCGCAGATGCATCAATCTTCGCTAAATTGGCTTTATGTTCAGCCTCCAATATTTCCAGGGCACGTAATTGCCGAGCAGTCATTTCCTCGCGTTGTACCCCGAATAATCCGGCCTTCGCCAAGCGTTCCTGGTATGCAGCAACTTCAGCCTCGGCTTCAGATTGTTTTTTGAGCAGGATGGCATCAATGGCTTTAGATTCTGCCAATAAACGGGAATTCAATTCTTTTTCAGCCGATTTGGTTGTATCCTTAAGTGTCTGATTGTATTTACTGTGAATCTGATCCACCTTCTGTTGGTAATCTGATTCGATAGCCGCCATTTTCTCCAATTCTTCAGTAGTCATCAGGCGCTTATCCTTCCGGAATAATCCTTCTTTTTTCAAGCTTTCCTGATAGTATTGTTCTGCCTCCTGGAGCTCCTTTTGGAACGCCTTTTTTCTGGAGGATTCGGCTTTTTTCGAATCTCCACCGGAAGCGGTTGATACCGTAACAGGATCTTTTGTAGGATCAGGTTTTTCACCTTTTACTGCATTTAACATAGATGCTTCCATATTTCCAATGAAGGAAGCTAGTTTTAATTCTTCGGTTTCGATCGTTTTAATATTATTATCGACATGTTTTTCGTAGGCCTTTCGCCAATCATTGCTTAAAAATGTTTCAGGACTCATAGCCTCCATTCTTTCTTTGATTGTCGCACCGGAGAACCCACGTTCTTTACGATCTTCTTCTTCTAACTTTGCCTGAGCCAATTTTTCAAGTTTCCCCCTCGATGCTCTAATTGTCGCTTGTTTGACTAAAGACTTGGTGTATTCATCTATGGCTTGCTTGGCCTTTCCGGCCATAATCTGCTCATCGGTATAGTCCTTAAGTACATTCGGCATTATATCACGCAGCCGTTTTACAGCTGCTAACCTAACGCCATCTGCTTGAGCTCGATCCATCGCAACGGAAATTGATTGTTCAATGGATGCCTTTTCGCCGGCAACCGCCTTTTTCCCTTCCAATGTTGCGTCGGTAACCGCCTTCTGCGCCCTTTCGGCATCCGATAATTTGGATGAATATTGGATAAGGTATGCTGTCAATCCCAAAATTGCTGCAGCAACTAATCCGTATGGATTGGCCAACATCCGGATATTCAATAATTGCTGTGCAGCAGCTGCCCGCGTGATATTACCGGTAAGAACGGCCATAATCAAGTTGAGAGATAGCGCGGCAACACGTTTTACCGCCATCAAACCAGTGGTGATGGCTTCCCATTTCGCGGCAATCTGAACCGCTGTATAATAAGCGATGATAGCTACGGTCAAACTGCTGATCACGCGGAAGTTATCGGAAATAAAGGTAATGGTGGAACTCAATAATTTTATGAAGGTCCCAAATATTCCAAATCCCTGGGTCATTACCGGCCAGAGCTTTTCTCCCAGTTCGATCCAAAGGTTCTTTACCTGCTTTTGCGCCATCGCCAATTTGGCCCCGGCAGACTGGTTTTTGATTTCATATTCCTGGGTAATGGAGCTGCCATCCTCCATCGCCTGGTTCGCCAATTGCATGGAACCCTTCAGTACATCCACATTATTGGCCAATGAGCCCAATACCCCTATTACGCGTCCACCGTCCTCACCGAGGTCACCTAAGGTCGATGCAAGTTCATTGATGCCATTCGAATTGTCCTTAACACCGGACAGCACCTTGGTAAATGCGCCCATGAAATCCTTCTCCAGCAGCTGCTGGAAATCCTTTACCTGCATGCCGGCATACTTGCTGTACGTTTCTGCATTTGAAGCCATTTTCACGAACAGCTTACTGAGCGCTGTGGAAGAAACCTCTTCGGTCTGACCGAGCTGATCAAGTGCTGCACCCAATCCCAATATCTGATCGATGGAAACCTTGGCCAATGGAGCAACCCCCGCCATCCGTCGGGCAAACTCCACCATATAACCCTCGTTGGCGGTGGAAGCCATTCCCAATTCATTCAGTGCGGAACCAACCTTTAGGAATGCATCCTCTGTGCTATAAATATCCTTCAGCTTAAAGATGTCGACCAACTTGCCAATCTTATTGACCGTTTCCTCAACATTTCCACCGAGATCCTCATTCAGGGAAACGATGATCTGATTATTTGCCCGGACAAATTCGGTGATCTCCGAAATTTCATTATAGCCTAACTTCCCGGCGATACGGGACAGTCCCAATAAATCTTCCTGGGATGTTCTCGTTTCGATTTCCTTAAGTTCTTCATTCAATTCCCTGGCTGATTCCTTGCTGAGGTTGGTGGTCTTCATCACGTCAGCAAGTAGATCATCGAAACTAGCATATTCCGTAATAGCTTTCCGGACACCCATGGTAACGGCTGCAAGGGATGCAGCTGTTGCAGCAGCAGAGGCCACCCATCCCTTAAACCGATTGGATAGGGAATCAACAGATTGTCCAGTGCGTTCAGCACCTTCTCTAAGCTCCGACAGCCTGGAGGTTACTATCTCTATTTGCTTACTGTACTGTTTATATTGCTCGGATCCTGGAATACTGTTCGCTCGCAATCGACGTAAATCGGTTAGCTCACGGGTTAATTGGGAGGTTGTCTTCTGCTCCAGTGATAAATTCTTGATCAGTCGATCCTGTTGAGCTGTCAATTCCTTCACGCGATCGCGATTGGTGCGAATCTCCCCGGAAAGTTCTCGGTAGGCTTCCGAATCCTTTTTTCCCTCCTTGGCCAGCAAAGCCTGTTCTTCCTTCAGCTCTTTGATCCGGAAGGTAGCATCGGTGATATCGCGTGCGAGATCGTTTATTTCTTTCTGTGCCTGATTGGCATTGACGATAACATCCAGGGCAAGGGTTTCAGATTTTAATTTTTTAGCCATTAAATCCTCCTTCCCATTTGGATCGGATCATATCGATGGTCTCTTGTGTATATCCAAATTGAAGACGTTCGGCCAATCCATAATAATGACCCATGACAAATCGATTATAGATCTGCAGACCACGTCCGGATGATCGCTTGCTTTGGCCCCTCCGGCTACGCTTGAATTTATTCCGGATATCCAAGAACCTGGTATAAGCAGGAACTTCAATGTGTAATTGAGCATTGGATCCAGTTCCTGTGACCGTGGCTTTACGATTTCGGATCAGATTTCCAGTCCTGCTCTTTAAAGCATTCTTAATGGCGATGCCCTGATTCCGAATAAAGCGGTTCCCTTCATCCCGTAAAGTATTCTCTATGAATTTAGATCTGATTGCATCCATGGTGATAAGTTGATGCAACGAATGTAGCGCCATACGTATGGCATATAAAGGACAGGTAAATCGGGAGTTAGTGCCGGCAATTCAGTAGAAGATCTGTAATAATTGCTTGTTATATCTTTTTTCGTTTTTACTAAAACAAAAACCGCCTTTAAGTATGTTTAAAGGCGGTTTTTTTAAAGGCTGTCATATTTCTGGAACCGTTCCTAAAAGTGCAACTGCATTTTACGGACAGGGCGGGCGGCCTGATTTTAGTGAAGGAGAAATTTTTATATATCTATTCCGTATTAATTGTTTGAAAATCAATAGAATATTGATTTTTTATTTTGCTTTGTTGAATATTTTTGGTGTTTTGAACGTAAAAGTCTTGAAAACTCTTCAAACCTTTTGAAGTCAACTTTGAGAATCTCCGCATGATTCTCATTAGTTTTTCTATGAAGGTTATATTTAATTTTCTCTTTTTTTATCATTTCTATACCAGTTGAAATCTTTTGGGCAATTCTAACATCAACAATCTTTAAATTTTGATACTTTCTCAAGGTTTTTAATAATCCTTTTAAAAGAATTAATTGGTGAATTCTGATTGATCCTTTAAAATAATTTCTTTGATATTTTATGATATAATGATCAAGAGAATGAACAAGATTAAAAAGGTCGGCTAAATTTTTATCAGTAATTACTAGTAAACCGGGAAATAGTAAGCTCTTTTTTAATAGAATTTTTAATCCATCATGTTTATAAACAATGTTTTGTATTTCTGGTAATACTTCGGTGAGATGCAGATCAGTGTCTTTAGCAATTCTTTCAATTTCTCTAGCATTCTCATCATTTTTAAGCGAAAGGGAATCTAAGGTTTGTTTTATTGATGTAACGCTTAATTTGTAATTAATTAACAATAAACGCTCCTGCTTATCAAAAGAAAGTTCTGTAGTTGCTTCCAAAAGGTCCTCAATATCATAGCGATCGAGATGATTATAAACTAAGGTGTTAAAAGTGTGGATTGCATTGAAGGAATTACTGCCAAAAAAATTTTTTCTAATTCCTTTTTTCAAATGTTTTATATGATTACAATACCCTTTGTGGATTTTTTTGTTGATTTCAATTATAGTGGATCTTCTATTTGAATTAAATCTATTTTGTTTTTCATTTTCTGATTTCTTTTGGTAGTAAAGTGTTAGAGAAACAGTCATCCAAGCGACTAAAGCTGAAAGAATGGCTCCTACAATTATTGCTGCCCAATCGGTTCCATTTTCGCCATAAAAATCCTGAATGAAGAATAAATCAAAAATCCCCAGTAGTTTCATAAATAAATAGTTTGGTGGCCTCCAATATACCAAAAAAGCCGAGAAATGAACCTCGGCTTTTATTAATTAGTAGTGCAGTGTAATTTTATCAGCTTGTATAGATGCCAGTAGCACACTATCATCCATATCTCGAACCTGGAGGACTTCTCCTTGTTTCAGAAGTCCGGTGTTCCTACCATAAACATATAGGTTCTTTAGGAAATTACTGGGGTCCTTATTTATTTTCAATATGTCCAAATAGGTATAGAAGACACCTGAATCTCCCGTTTCCAACATTTTCTGATGCTTCAACTTATCAATGAGAATAAACTTGTTGGTAATTGATCCAACAGTTTGAATAGGTTTGGCTTTCCTCTTTATTTTCTTCAATAATCCCATAATCAAATATATCAATTTTATAACTCAATCACCATTGACCAACCCAGGTACCCACCAAATACATTATATTCCGGAATAATGTTCACCGTGGAAATATCACCTTCAGGAAATAGGCGACAATACCCGGTGTCATGATCACCTTCTCCAAACAGATATTGCTTCAATTCCATAATAGCTGCCTGCGTATCAGCATACTGAGCAAGTTCCTTATCATCAGAAGTTCCTTCCACTTGCCGGGTTACCATATAGAACAGAATTTCATGCAGATCCTTATACGAATCTTCCTGACCAGAAAATGAGTAATTCGGATATACAGCGACCAATTGAATGCCGGATTTATCCTTTAATTTTTTCATCACCTGTTCCTCTGTGCTGCATAGAACATAGCCTTTAATCCCGATGGATTCTACGATATCTTTGCAAATTTTGTTGAATTCTAGTACTGTTATCATGGTGTTTTTGGTTGATCTTGATGTTTTTTTAATAAAAAGAGCAGCACATCGTATAGCAATGTTTGTCCAGTGGATGTTGCATCGCCAAAGACGCCTGATTCCGCAATATCCATCAGCACTCCAGTCCATCCTAAATTTACCCTCTGCGTATTGTTTGATGAAGTTGCTGTCTGCGGGAAGAGTATGGAAAGATTGACGTCGATGCCGTAGATATCAAGATCTTCTTCCTGGAGACATTTTATACAGAATGAAAACCAGATCGCGATCACTTGTTTCTTCCAGGTCGGGACCTTGGTGAAAATCTCCGGTTCAATAATATAATTGTGCAAACTTCTTCGCTCCCCACGCTCGTTTTTCGGCCGATAGATGGTTGCAATAAAATAATTGAGCAACAGTTCAGCTTCTTCTTCCTGATCTTTGGCCTCATAATATTGATCCAACAACGTAATGGAATTTTTGAACTCCATTAATGTCATATCGGAAATTAATTGATCAGGCCCATAATAATTTTCCAACAGCACAGGAAAGTTATTGGTAATGGTATTGTACTGCAGTTCCAGATTTTCATCTTCATTTTCCACGAATATCCAATTGCACAATTCCTGGGACAGTTGATAGATCCGCTCATTGACTGCATTGTTTAGGCCCAGTCGATTCCTCAGGAAATACATAAAGCCAAATTTTAACCCTGTCAATTTCGAAAATATCTTGATTCTGAAATCGGCCAGAGAACGGGATCCTGCCATTACTTCAAAGGCGAGCTCCAAGATAAATTCAACCTGAGCCGGAGAACATTCGTCCCAATCGCTCGGAATCTCTACGATTTGTTGTTTTGATGGAATCTCAATACTGTGCATGGCTTAAGTACTTGCAAATTTATCCCCTGGATCATTTTTCGGCAGCATTTTGTACTCCAGGAATTCCGGAGTTTGTTCAAATCGTTTCCGCTTGATTTCATCAATGCAGGCAAATGCATCCATTTCAATCCGTTTGCTGAAATAAGAGAGTTCCTCTTTATCTGCTGGCCTGCTTGCATTGGCCGTGTGACGCTCAGAGATCATCGTTTTCACAATTCCTGCAGGTAATACCTGCGTGTTCAATCTCCGGACAGCCAAGGCAATGGTCGCCAGCACCTGCGCGCGTTGGGTAATCTCCAACAATTCCATTTGGTATTGATTGAGGTTGCCTTTCTGAAATGCTTCCAACAATGGTTTATAGTCGTTGGCAAGTGCCTTCCGTAAATCCGTTGTTTGAACCTCCTGGAGCAAGGGAAGTGCTAAATAATAGAATCGTGCGGAATTGTCAATGGGATAATACTCGCCGAATGTTGCTGTATTGTTGATGAATAATTTTTTTGATGCTATTTTCTGGGTTGACTTTTCCCATGCGTCATTTCCAGACTTATCAAGGAATCCAATCAATCGGTCCACGGCACGCTGGGCACTGGATAGGTGTGCTGCATCATCCCGATCCAACATCCATTCCCATGGCAGCTTTTCGTTCTGATCATCGATCTTGATCTTTCTGGTGGATTGATCATGTGAAACTAGGTTCAGTTGGTAGAACCGAAATGTTGCCATCAAAGCTACCGGCAATTGGACCATTTTCAATAATTTCAGTTCACTGGCGCTGGCTGTGGGTTTTTCTGCAATATCGAGAGCTTGCTCCATAAGCCCATCTCCAACCACTTTGGCCAGTTCTTCCGTTTCAATTTCAATATGCTGGATGATTCTGTCAAAATCATTTGATGCATACCAGGATGTTGTCAACTTCCTTAAAGTCTCGCTGTCTTTAATGATCATAATTAAACTTGATTTTTAATCCGATTTTTCGGAGAAACTTCATCTTCCTTCATAATGACCTTTCGGTAAAAACCAATCTTTATATCGGTACCTGGCCAATTGACTTGAATAGCCTGATTTAAGGCTTCGAAAATAATACGCTCCGGAATATTCACATCAGTTAGCACATGGAATTTGGCTGCATACAGTTGCTGAGAACCACCGGAGAATGAATTGTTGGTAATAAGGTTGGCCAATGCCGGATTCAATCCCATTCCGGAGGTTGCCGCTGAATCAGCTTTTTCGGAAACCTTGATCTGGGATTCAATAAATTCTTTGATGGATTGCTCTATGGGTTCTATTTTCCATGCGCATAGGTTGCCATCCAAGTCATGGAAATCCACTGTTTCAATAAATTTCCCCGCATTCTCCTTGCCGGCCAAAGCATTGGCAATGGAACGGAACAATTCCTCTTTGACATCTTTTAACCGAGAGTCTATCTGCGCGTCGGTTTCATCCGGAAATCGTTCAGCTAATTTCTGTCGCTTATCATCCCAATAGCCTTGCGGAGAATGGATGTGGAATGCAGCTGAAATACCATTTACGGTTAAATAATTGATAATGTCCGGAATATCCGAGGCTGTGCTCAGCCATTTCAACGTTCCATAATAGGAGGGGATGGAGTAGAAGTTCCTGGAGAAGCTGTACAGATTATGGTAACTCATGGAAACGCCATAAGTAAATGGCTGATTCTTATCGAATACAGGGAATGTGGCAATTCCTGAGTGAAGGCAATTGTTTTCAAAATCCCCAACGAAAATATGTTTTACATTTTCCAGACGCTTTTCCGGATGTTCCGGCCACTCCAATCTTGCCCAGGTATTGAGGACAGGCTCCAGTTTTACAATCTTTGGCTTTCCGCCGATCCGGGGTCCCTTGTTCCGGTACCATCGGGTATAATATCCCTTCAGATGGATGAACTCCGTTGTCATGATTTCAATGTAACGATCGGAATCCCACGATTTCAACCAGGCTTCAATTTCAGCATTCCGGACGGGAACCCGGATCTTATTGTTATCATCGTCGATTTCTTCACGATATAGGAATGGGCCATCCCCATATTGAAGACCTATTTTACGTTCCAGGATGCCAGGGCCGATATTTGAATTGTCCATAACCCGACGAATAACTACCGGTAGATCATTGTTGTGTCCATAGCTCACGATCTTTTTACCCATCACGATGCTTGGATCAAGCTCCCAGGAATTGTTTGCGGAAAATAGTTGAGAAAAATGGGCATCATCGCGTCCATGTGACATGGAAACGGTATAGACGGATCCGTCCGGTAAATGGATCGCATTCGTTTTATCGGTTATCTGTTCGTTCTTCATTCAGCTACAAATTTTAAGGATTGACCGTTCAGGGATAACAGGCAGCAATGCCAGAACCTTCTGGGTTCACCGGTATTGGTATTGATATATTCTTCCTGAAGCTCTGCAAATTGGTTATACTGGATTTGTCCACGATTCCTCAATCGGGCATTATGTACTTCCACAATACCATCTGAAGTACCCCGGGATAGAGAGTACGACATAAAAGTAAAGCTGAAGGTTTTTCCCAATTTAGAAAGTCGCCTCATTTCAGTAATTGCCTCGAATATGGTCATGAGTAATGTTTGTAAGACCAAAAATCAATTAAATGGTATGGATCATAAAGGACAATTATCCAACAACCGATGATTCTGAAATATGCTGAGAAGTCCGGTGCTTCACCAGATTCCTCCATTCTCTCCGCATCATCAAATATTTAAAGCTATCGGATGGATTCGTCGATTCCATGGGAAGGCGGTGGATTGGGAATTTCTCCGACGTTTTATCCTTTGTCGTCACAGATGCCCCTCGTTTGTTGGGAACAATCTTAGTTCTCGCACCCTCCAGGGAAGCCTTTAATTGCTTGCATTCGAAGAAGTCAATATCAATCTTGGGGAGTTTCGGATTCGAGCCTGAGAATAATTCCTGCATAAAGATATACTCCTCTGCTTGACCAATATTTCCCTGGTTCCTGGACATGAGGTTAACTTTCCAACCAGTTTTCGTTCTTCCATCTTCCTGAAATTCTATGGCATTCTTGAACGCTTGGGCCAAATCTACCTTTGCATCTTTATAATTGTTGGCGGCACGATCATAATACGCATTGATGACCTTCTCTTCCTGACGATTGAAATATTCACGAAAATTCGCCGCCAATTTAGGAATCCAATCAGGGGAGAGGGTATACATAAATTTGAGGATCTTATATTCATTGTTGGGTTTGGGTTGGCCAATGGTCATGGAAATCATATTTCCGAAATCCAAACCTACTTCAATGATTTTTTTCCGATTCAAGTTCGTCAAGATCCTACAGTCTTCCTGATCATCAATACCAAAATGTTCAGCCCATCTGGCATCTTTACCATCCCGGTAAAAATGCTTTTCGCCGATATTCGCATAAAACCTATCACCTGATTCCAATGACGATTTAAGGGATAGGACTGCTGTATCGACGTCGCCTAAATCACTCTGTATTGCGTCGGAGAACCAATCAGGGGTAAGGATATCAATATTCACCAGGGAGGAGGCAATAAAGAATAATGTTTGCCCATCTTTCTGCATGCGTAATGATTTCCACCTTTCACGCCATCTTTCCTCAGTCCTCAGTTTCTTTGCGGCTTCCTCATGATCATTTTTCTGTTGAAAATAAATGCGCTCCTGGATGCATTCATTGAGCACTATTGCCGCTTTTAGGATCCGCAATATGGCGGACTTCTTCATTTTGTTCACCTGTTTCAGGATCCAGTCATGCTCACCAATGTTCTTGGTGTTCGGCATATCTGTGGTAAAGGTATGGCCACGGTAAAATGGCGATTTGCCATATTTTACAGCATAGCCACGAACCGCTTTAAGTAAGTTGGCTATTTTATGCTCAATAAAATATTTGACCTCATCCCCAATCACATGTACATAGGATCGACCTGCTAGCGACGCTGGACGATCCAACGATCCGAATGTGATATTCAAACCGGTGAAGAAGATCATCGTGTGCTTGTAGGATACCAGTCGGTTGTAAGGCTTCCAGAAATGTTCTCGGATTTCCGGTGGAAGATCCACCTTTTCCGCTTCTGAAAATTCTGGAGGTTGCTTGCCAAGAACAAAATGAACCCCTTCTTTGAATCCCTTCCGTTCCAATCCCTCCAGTACGGATGGCAATACATTCTTCTGGAGATTGGAATAGGTGTCGGATACCCAGACTATCGGCGCTCCTGGAAGATCATAAACCATCGCAATTAAGCGCTCCACTACGATTTCTGTAGTCTTGGCAGAACCCCTGCCTAGGACCATGTAAAGGAATCTTGACAGAATGAGCGCTGCGAATTGAGCGACCCAGTTTGCAAATGCTTGTGATATTTCCTTGGTGATTTTAATTTTTGGTCTCCAGGCCATGTGTGGATTAGTGGTTAAGGTGGTTTTATGGTGATTATTTCTTGAAATCCTCTTCGATTTTATCCAACCTGGAGGCAATATCCAATTTGTTGATCAGGGCATCCTGCTTGAGTGATTCCTTTACGGATTCAGGGTGATCCAGGGCATCAATCTCAGCGGCAAGTTCCATCCGGTTGATCGGAGGTAGGCCAACTGTTTCAGCATCCAGTGTATAGACTTTAATGGTTGGTAGATACATCTCTTTAGGAAGTTTCTCCACATCCGGCTTATCCAACTCAAGCATGGAGGCAGCCTGCTTGATGAGGTTGCCATATACCTCCCAATCTCTAGATGATTCGGCATTTTGTGCAACAACATTCGCAGCTTGCTCCAGTTTATCAGCAAACTTTGCTCGTAAAGATTTCTTATTGATATTTCGGTTGCCAAAGAATAGGTTCAGGGATTCTTCATACATTTCCGATGCTCGTTGATGCTTAAGGCCAAAATGTTTTACAAAGAATTCAACCGTGGCCTTGCGTCCATAGATTCCATCCATGTCGCGAATAAATACCAAGGTGTCGATGTATAATTGTTCTTCGGCCGAAATGTCTTTTATGGACTTTCCCGCTTGAATATAATCATTCAGGGATTCCAGGATTTTCTTGCTTTCAAAAGTTCCGAAAATATCCATCTTGGAAATTTTGAAAGCTCTGGTCCGTTTAATGTCATGGATCTGTTTCTGTGCCGGCACATCTCCTTCCGCGGCTAAACGATGAAGGCCCAATCGTTCATCCATATCCTGCTTAATCTTGCCAGCCTTGAGTCTTTCTGCCAGGAAAGAATCATCATCGGCTGCAATTTGTCGGAAGATGGTTTTATTGATTCCGAAATAGGTTGCAATTTTATCGATTGAATAATCTAATCCGGAAAGAATTTCCAGCTTATCCCATTCTTCATCGGATAAATTGAGGTTAGGGTGCCTTATGGGTTTGGTTTGCTCCATAAAGCAAAAATGCCACAGATAACGTGGCATGGAAAGGACGATACTAAAGCCTAATACAAAACTTTAGCATCTTGTTTGGGAAGATTGTCTGCTTTTCCAGTATTTATTAGCTCTGTAAAAATAAGATTATAGAAAGCAATAGAATCAGGACTTTGCATTTTCCTATAATCAACATATTCTGGTAATTGAAGTGTAGAATTTAAGAAATCCACCGCTTTGAAAATAACGTTGTTTAATTCGCTATTTTGGGTTTCTGTTAATGAATTTTTGAAATTATAATAGTTTTGATCTAAATGAGCAAAAATATTATTTCGAGTTGCTCGTATTGAATCGATAGCAGGTTTCAGCATATTTATCTCATTTTTCACTTGTTGAGCTTCTTCCCTATATTTTTCATTTTGTCTAATACCATTTAAAGCTTTATTAATATTGAAATGATTGTCACCGCTTGAAAGTAACTTCGATATCTCCATTACATATACATGATAATGATTTTTCATTAACATTAATAAGGCTGTTGGAATGGGTAAACTCACATTAAAATTGTCATTATAGTAAATTCCACAAAAAGCAGAGTAATTATGTTTAGCTTCAAACACAATTCTATTTATGCCAAGTACGAGCTCAGAATAATCTTTTATAGTCATAAATCAAAATTTTACTATAATACCAAATTTACTCCAATAATCTATTCACTTCAGCCAATTGCATTTTAAACTCCCTTAACTTTGATTCTCTTCCAGCAAGCAGATCTTGTCTCTTTTCAAGTTTGATTTTTGATTCCGTTCTCCAGATGTTATTTTCCAGATTCTTTTTTTTCTTGAACAAGTCCATTGTGGTCATCCCACGAAGCGCCTTAAGCTTTTTGTACTGGCTAAAGACCTCATGGTGGCCCAGTACGGATTTATTTTTATTGTAATGTTCCAGTTCCTTAAAAATCCGGTGATTATTTATAAAATTATCGACCAATCGGCTGACTGATCGTAGCTGGTCCTCGTGGGTTCCTGCAGTAAGATTGTCATATTCGGATACGCAAATAGTGTACGCAGTTATTTTATCCGATATCAGCAGCTTTAATTCCGGCGGGCATTCAGGATCCGCGAGAAATGGCCATTGATTTCTCAATCGGTAATCCTCTTTTTGCGGTTGTGAAGCAATCTTCTTTTGCTCGACAGAAAAAGTCAGTGGTAAACCGGCTGCCTTCAGCAGTGATATCCGGATGGTCTGCAGGTGGCGTTCCGGCCTCTTTGAGATCAGCCGGGAAACGGCGCTATTAGCATCTACATAATCCATAAATAAGCGAAGGCCGACCTCAGGGTCGGCTCCGCCTAATAACCAATTATGAACAAGATTTTTAACTTCCATTCCATGTCCTGGTTCTGCCGGTATCGATATGGACAAACGTTTTGTAATACCCGATTCCGCCTGATTTCTTATTGCGTTTTACGGTTTGCTTCCATCCTTTGATGTTTCCATTCAGTGGGTAAGTGTCCAGCGCATTCCCTAATTGGTGCTCACTCGAAGTGGCTCCATTTACCGACTTGTTGTAAGCTGATGACCGATAGCTGGAGGAAATTCTTACAGCAGAACCAAATTCGGTTCGGTATAGCTGGAGCTCGGCTATGATATTGGCATTTATCCTGGTGAATGTATTCGCCTTGTTTTTGGTTAGAAATTCATGCAGCTTGAAATTTTCGGTCAATTGAAAATTTGGAGCACTCGCATTGAATTCCAGATAATCCCCATCCGTCTTGATGCCATGCTGAACAGCTGCTGCTAGAATGGCTATAACCATTCCCTTCTTAGAGCTCATAACGGGAAGGGTTTGGGAAGGCTTCTTCCAAATGTTCTTTAATGGAAATCCAGCCTTTCGAATTACTATTTAAAAATTTACGTTCCTTGAATACATTATCCAAAACGTTCTTCGGAATGTCTGCCCGGTAAGCAGATGCCAACAATGAATCATTCGCATCTCCGGATAGGATTAATGGTCTCGCATCCGGATAAAGCTCATTGAAATACAAGGATTCAATGGGATAACCGTTTTCCAGGCAATTGTATTTTTCAATGATTTCCAGCAATTTATCCGCGTTGAATAACATTGGTGTATGCGTTCCGTATCTCACGCTCGGCAGCGAGTTGGCAGCCAATGCCTTGGCGGCGCGTAAATTATTCTGTGCATACAAGGATGTGCCGGTTCCTGTCTTATTCAGGTCATCACGGAATGCTTTTAGGATCCCAATGTCCTCGGGATACGTTGGAGCCAGTAGGAATATGTCGTCATTGGATAGGATGAAATTACCCGAAATAATTCCCGAGCTGATGGCAGTGAAAATTTTATGGTTCACATCGGCCTGTGGGTTCCGGATCATAGCGGGAGCTGGGCAATTGCATACCTCCTTGACCAAATGTTGTTCATGCGGGATATAAGTGATCTCAGGTGAGAACCAATCCTCCTGATCGCCAATAATGACAACCTCGAATGGCATCTTTAAATTTTGTTGCAAAGCGCGCAGTGCAATTTTTAATTCGTCACCGGCAGCTTCCGATTTGAGGTAGGGAATAAGTACCTGGATTGGCTGAACATCGTTTCGTTCCTGATTTTCAGTTTCCTGGTCATCACCTGCAACCTCGATAAATCCATTGATGCTATAGGTGTCATCTTCCTCTTTTACAATTAATTCAGATTTGAGGAGTGAGGTTAAAGTGCCAATTACGGTTCGCTTAGCTAAGCCGGTACTGGTAACCAGAGATTCAATTGAATTGTGGCCATTTTTAAGGCCGTCAATCACTTTATTTTGATTTTCGGTAAGTTGTGTCATTAGATTGGTATTATAGGTTTAAATAAAGGCACAGGTTGCCCTGTGCCTCTTTATTAAATTCCTCCAGATGCTGACCCTGTTGTGTCAGGGGCTAATGCTGGATTTGCCCCCTGGTAGAAGCCGGCAACAAATTGCCCCCTGATTTTCTGTGCAAAATTGAAGGTAGATTTGTTGGCCTCGTTATTTCGCTGATTTTCCAAGCCAAAATACAGGGGATTACATTGCCACCCATGCACCATTTTACCTTTACCATCACCACATTCATCCGTAATCGCGATAAATGGTTGACCGATCCATTTCTGCTTGAATTCTTCGATCTCCAGGTAGTTTCCTGGATGGGTAAAGGTTAAAGTTTGAATGAATCCCTCTTCATCAGTTTCCCCTTCTAAATTATCGGGTCTGGAAATTGAGGAAGAAGTGGCATATAAGCCAATTGCCGTTGCTGCAGCTTTCATTGTAATATCACCGGTTACCAATACATCCTCAATTCCTCGCGTTGGGAATGTAGCGATATCATCATAGGGAATGAGGATGATCTGAGAATTTACTGGCTTGGGAGCACCGGATTTCTTCTTTAGTGAAACTCTTTGATATGGCATTTTTTTAAGATTTAAAAATGATCGATTTGTTAAATAGGGCAGTCTAGGACTGCCCAGAGATTATGGTTGATTAATAAATGTTAGATACCACCGGCACCACCAGCCGATGCTGGCTCTTCTACAGGTGCACTTCCATCAGGAAATTGATTGGATGGTCTAAGTCCAGCTTGCGGGTCGTATCCAGCAGGCACGTAAGCAAATACGGCCTCAGCAATCTGGAAGCCTACGCCTAACCAAAATTCCCCAAACAAACGAACTTCATAATCGTGCTTCTGAACGTCGTTGATTACGTTTGGAACTTCATTCTTGTGACGTAACTTCACCATGTTTCCATCTGGAGTAGAGAAGACAATCGGAGACCCTGACATACCATCCAGAGCAACTAAAGTATTGACTGAATAATCAATTTTCGCTGTACCGAAATCACCATCTTGCCCACTGTTTTGACCCCAGACCTTCTTGTAGGACCGTTGGTATTTTCGGTAGACCTCAGGTGATACATAGATGTTCATCTTCTTGTTCTTGTACAATGGCGTCAATTTGTCCACAAATGATTCGAAGAACGCTAGGATTTGTTCAGCAGTAGCTGTGTCCCAGTTGATCGTTGCATCGGTGAAATTGACCTTGGAGGCTGCGCCCAAAGCTTTTTGGCTAACCAAAATAGTCTCGATTCCATCCATGCTGTCCTCAGGATCAGTTGGCGTATTGGGGTCTGCGTTCTCCACATATTTTCCCTTAAAGATCATTCTCAATTCAATGTCATCAAGGATCTGTGGATAGATCAATTGTTCCCAGATGTATTTTGTGATAGGCATCTGATCCGGAGATAACCGCTCATCGTACAGATGGAATAGGTAGGAATCAAGAACTTCAGCAGGAATGATAGGAACATTGATCTTGTGCCTACGGTTCTTTATCACTAAAGGCGTGAATTTTGTGTTTCCTTTAGGTGTCCACTTCGGTGTGAATTGTTGTACCACCGAATTGATCTGTGCCTGTACTGCTCTATGTTCGGTTACAGCAGGGACTGATTTGAAATATTTTGAGGAAGTAAAGCCATTGAATAATTGACGGACAATTTCAAGGTTATTTCCATTCATGCTCAAATAGGTCCCAAATTCCTGGCGAACGGCATCCACATCCATAGTTTTGCCCTGTGCCGAGATCATGGATCCTGTGGCTAGGAATCCAAATGCTGCAGCATAATGTCCCGCTTTACGCAGAACGGACATTACCTTAGGAACACCTGCTTTACCTTGGAATTCATTAGTTTCTGGATTTGGAATTTCCTCAGCGGAGGCCATCAATGCCTCGATTAGACTGTCTTTCCTCTTGTTCTCAGCAATCGATGCTTCCAGTTGAGCGGCAATGCCATTGGTTGCTTCTTCCGCCTCAGGAGCGAAAAAAGCCTTCATTGCTTCGTGAATTGCCTTGGCATGATCTTGCGGATTTTCTGCTGCCAAACCTTCCTTAAACTTTGCCAGAACATTTTCACCATAAGCTAACTTGATGGTTTCTTCCTGTTCCGCGGTAAGTTTGTTTTCAGCAATAGAAGTGATTCCTAAAGCTGTTAATACTAGGGTTTTAATTTTATTCCAATTCATTTTTTAAATAGGATTAGGTTGATAAATTTTAATTTTTTGGAGCCCAGGATTGTACCGAGGCATAGTCAATTGCATCTTTAAGGGTTCCGATTTTATCCGCTAAGCCGATGCGCACGGATTGTTCGCCGGCATAGGTTGCTCCTGATAGGATTCCAGGCGTATCCAATACAAGGGCATTCCCACGATTCGCTTTTACGGCATTTTGAAATTTAAGGGCCATTGGGTTGAGCATCTCCTCCCTGATCTGGGCATAGTCTCCCTTCATTACCTTCTGAAAGGCAAGGTTCTTATCACCGGACGGATCCGCATAAATCTCATGGAATTTGGCGCCCTGTTTTTCGTAATAAGGGATCATGTCCAGGAAGGATAGCATAACGCCTATAGAGCCGAATATGGAGGAAACATCATTATTGCAGTAGATATGATCACATGCAGAGGCCACCCAGTAGGCAGCGGAACATGCTGCATCACAATGCGCAACAATTGGTTTGCCCAATGATTTCACAAACTGAATTGCATCCAATAGGGGTGGAACGGCATTTACAGCTCCTCCTCCGGAATCGATATCCAGGACGATTGCCGAAACGTTTTCTTTGCTCGCAAAATATTTTATGTAGCTGGCAATTTCTACCATGCCGTACGTGCAGAGGGTTCCGTATTTGAGCATGGTGCCCTTCACCGGGAGAACGATTACCTTGGATCCTTCATCGCCGATATCCTCAGCATTATGTTCCTCGTCATCTTCGTAGGCCATGATGCTTATGTTATCCAGGGTTTGGAAATTGTTCTGGAACACATTGTTGGAATTAACGATCCCTTGAATCTGAGGACCCATGCCCATGGCAAGTTCCGGTCGGAGCATGAATTGCCCGCGAAGAATCGCATCGATCAGGTGATGTTGCCAGTTTGCTTCAATTTTTCTTTGCATGCTAAATTTCTTTACTGCAAAGGTGGATTTATGCGGTAGGGTGGGAAAGGACGATTTTGCAAATAAAATAGCCGCTCCAGTTAATTGGAACGGCCATTGGTAAATGTTTGAATGAAAATGTTTAAGCTATTGGATTAAGTCTGAATGGTGGTGTATTGGTCTTATGGCTGAAATCAAACTTGGTGATCCCAAGGTCGACCCTGATCCTTGATAGCACCGGGATGTACGGCGTACCTATGATCCATTCTTCTCCATTGCATAGCCTAATTTTAAGCAAGGATTCTGCCAGCGGCGAGATGGTACCGGTTAAACGTGCATTTACCGATACGCTGTAATATGCATATTGATCATTTCGATTGTGAGTATACTCCATTTCTCCAGATGCCGGTGTCATGGGGAGCTTGATCCATTCTTTAACTTCAATATTAACCAAGCCATTTCCAAGGTCAATAAATGACTTGATATATTGGGTGGGTGAATAATGGATGGATTCTATTATTTTGGGTGCCATATTATTGATATTGTTGGATTTCGAGAATTGTCTTCGATATAATGTTGTTCTGGATCTGAACCCTCCGTGCCAAACGGTTTACCATGGTTTGCAGCTGTTTTTCTTCCGCTCGATACGTGCGTTTCTTCAATTGCTCGATCTCACCGATTCTACTGATCAGTTTCCTTGACAAAATAAAATTGGTAATGACATCCTTCTGTTTTAGGCCTAAATTTTTACCCACAAAATAATACTGGATGAAATCCTGGTTAAACGTTGCGATCAGAAAATCATTGATCTTCCGCTGATCATCCGGATGGATAAAGCTGAATCGCGTAAATAGGCTGGGTAATGCGGAGGTTCGTGGCAGCCGGAAAAATACCGCTCTATCCGGATTGATCTTCTGTTCAACAGGGAAGTCTGCTTGGCGGACCATCGAACAGATAAAGCGTCCCAGTTCCGTATCGCGGAAGATGGAAAATGCTCCATTTTCCATCGCAAATTTGGAGTTTAGATACTCACGATGCATCTCATCTTGTATGTGGCAAACGACGTTCATAACACCTTGAAATTGGTATTATCAAAATTACCGATTTTTCGCTCAAAATGCGAATTTAATGTATTGAAAAATAGTAGTATTATGTAGTTTATTTAAACATATAATTCGCTTTAAATACGAATTGCGTGGGAGAGATTATTCTGGGGCAACTTCTGATCAAATATACATTGAATTAAGTTGCGAGTCAAAAAATAGCGTATTTTTTTGTAATTCTGTAATTTTGTAATTCACCTCTGATAATCAATAAGTTACACCATTACATTTTCCAATTACATCAATTACATTTTTATATTCAATTTGTAATTGGTGGGAACTCATTACAAAAATTACAAAAATTTGTAATTTGAAGATTTTCATTACAAATTTTTGTAATGAGGTATTCCGCTTATAATCAACCCTTTATCTTATTGTATTTTCTGTAATTACAAAATTACAGAATTTTAAAGGTTAATATATATAAGAGGTTAAAGGAGAATCTGCCGGACAGGGCGGGAGGGAAGCTATGGAGTGACCGGCAATACTGCGCCGGTCACGATTTTGCGCTGCTTCGCGAGCGCTGGTAAACACAATGGAGAGAAGGCGGGGTGACAGTTGGGGAATAAAAAAAGCTGCTTATTCAGCAGCTTGTATTTGGGTGATAGCTTTATTCAGCTCTTCGATAATAGCGGTCTTATCAGCATCGGTTATTTTGTTCCGATTGTTACCGGCCAACTTCTTGTTTAGGTGAAATGAATCGAAAAAAGCAAGGGAGATAACATCATTGTTACCTCCCTTGGGCATGCCGCCCGCTTGCACAGACGATATGGCGCAAATTTAATGAAAATTTTCATTGTTTATTTAAGCGGCTATTTTTAATAGTTCTTCACCTTGGCATTCAGCCCAAGCCTGGACCACATGTGGAACTACGCTGTTACCAATAAATTTCTTCTGGTCCGATTGATTACCATACAACTTATAATCTTCCGGGAAACCTTGTATGAGCTTCAATTCTGAAACTTTAAGCATTCGCATCCGGATATCTGATATTCCGTACATGGCCATGAATTCCTTTATCTTGATCATGGTTTCAGGATCATCTTTATAAATCTCAACATGCACATGCTCGCACATCTCGTACCGGATAAAGTAAAGTGGGGATTTGTCCTGTCGCGCAATAATCGTAGCGCAGGGTTGCTCTATGTGCATGGTGTGGCCACCGTGCGAAGGATTGTAGATAAAGCCCTTTGCAGTTATCAATGCATGCTTATCATTTGCCAAAATTGAGCCCGCAGGTTGGGTGATGGACTGATGATTTCTATGTCCTGAATACTGCTTATCTAGCCAGTTAATTTGGACTTTCGTAAATCTATCCTTTGTGGTCAAAGTCCCAGCTGGTTGATCGATTGATTGAACATTTTCCCCATTCCCGTAATATTTTGTCAAAAAACAAGGTGTCACGGATACAAGGGATTCGTGGGGTATTGTGGTCAATGTTGGTGCCGGGCTATCGATTGAGGATATCTTTCCGAATGGGTTGCCGGAATAATTCTTAACCAAATATGAGGTTTGAACTAAACCTAATCTATTTTGGCATGCAATGGTGGGCAGTGGATCATCTGTTGATGGAGCGACAACTTTACCTTGTTTATTCATCGAATTATATTTTATGATGAAATTGTCTTTGCCGCCTGCAACTTCTTTGATTAACCCAGCATAAATGCGTTTCAACGTATTCTCAACCAACGGCTTTTTTCTGCCAAAAATGGATTCGCCTTCATCGTCAAAATCCAATAGATCCTTAACTGCATTCCATTTTTTTAAATCACTTCCGAATAATGTATTCGTGTTGCTTCCAGTTTTGGAGTGTGTAGGATCCGGCCATACAATGGGCAATCCTTTTTTTGCAAAACATCCGAATAATCGTAATCTTGAGGTGTAGGCACCGTAATCTGCTGAGTTCAGTTTCTTCCAATCGTCCCGGTACCCGAAGGATTTAATATGCTCCCTCCAGCGTAACCAATCTTTTCCTGAGTTCATGCTTATTGGTCGACCTTTCTTATCCAGTGGTCCCCATGACATAAACTCAACCACATTCTCGATCTGAACGTAATCTGGGTCAAGGGCAATAATATATCTGTCCAGGTGCTCTGCCAAAGTTCTGCTGTCAGCGTCACGGGACTGGCCACCTTTTGCCTTACTAAAATTTGTACATTCCAAAGATGCCCACAATACGACTTTAGCATTTGGATATAGAATCCGATATCGGTCTACAATTTCTTTTAATGGTTGGGGATCAAGCGTCCGGATGTCCTCTTCAAAATGATATACTTCCGGATGATTTTCCCAATGGCTCCGGATCGCCTTATGGTCATGGTTTACACATGCCGCAATTAAGGCTATGGGATTATTGTTGTGATCCTTAGCATTTGCAAATCCTGTTGTTGTTCCACCTGCGCCGCAGAATAGATCCACGACAATGTATCTAATAGCTTCGGGATTTCTCACTATTTGCGGGGTGAAAGGTTTGTGCTGGAGTATGAATGCGTTGATCATGGGACTTGGCATTTAGTTAATAGGTCGGATATTGTAATGCAAAGCTGTGTGTCAGGTATTGCAGGTTTTTCAATGTTTAATAAGTCAATTTGTATTTCCTCCAACATTTCAATAAGTTCCCTATTCTGTTTAATAAGTTCCTGTGTTTGGGACTGGGCATATCGTACCGTTAATTGTAACCACATGCCATCGTAACTTGACATTGTGCCGTATAAAGAGCGCAATAAAACAGGCCAGTTTAATACGTTGTTTTCTTTGGCTATTTCTTGCTGAATTTGAAAAATATTCTTACTCATATCCCATTAATTTTAAGCCTATTTCAACTCTTAATTCACGTATTATTTCGGCTATTTCATAGTATCCCATTGAATCATCTATATTTAATAGAATTTCTTCTAAAACACTGGAAGCACCTCCATACATATCTGTTAAAATACTATCTACAACTGCATCGACGTTTTCAGGTTCTATGTTGTCGATTAAGTTTCTTGCGGTTTCTCTTAGCTTTTTATCTAAGTTGTTTATCAGTTTCATAGCTTAACCTCCTTTTGTTTCAATTCCACCTTTACCGCGGTGTTTCCATGTTTTTTTATTTCCTTCCAAGGAATTAGAAATAACTTTTCAGCCCAAACAATTACTTCATGTCGCGTCCATCTAATGGAATCGATAACTATCGCGCCGTCATGCCATTTAAAAGCCCATAGTTGAAGTGTTTGAATGTTTTTTTCCATAGAATTATGCCTCGAATTTAAATCAGGTAAAATTCCTAGATACCAGAATGTTCCATCCGGAAATGATTTAACCGTCATATATGTAAATATTTTAGGTCCAATTGCGGTTTCTTGTAAAGCGTCCTCAGCTTCGCCATTTTGAGCAATATAAATTCCTTCTTTGAGCATGATATTACAATTTGAGACGACATAACCGCAGATAATGTGATAATATAATAGTTCATCAATTTCAATGGGTTTATCTCCCAGATATTTAATCAAATCCTCTTCTTGGTTTTGACATTCAAATTCATCAAGTGTTTTTATTGTTTTAGTGGCTAGTATCTTGGACTTTACATCGAATTCTTCCAGATATGCTTCCAGTGCATCTTCCTTGGAGGTAGTTTCTGTTAGATTTAGCCCATACTTCGCATTGATTTCCTGCACGGGAAAATTATTGTCCATAAAGAGGTTCATAAATACAATGATTGCCTCTAATTCTTTTCTTGTCATGTTGATTGGTTATATTTTTCAATTTTTTCATTGTTCAATATTTGTTGGACCTTTTTGAATACATAGCCATTGAAGGCCATTTCTTTAGTAGTCCAGGAACATTCGTATTCATTCCAGTAGAGGGTATGAGATTCAACATCTCCTTGATTTTTGCCATGATAAACTGTTGCCTTCACTTCCTTCGTTCGAGGTTTCCACCGGCGTCTTGCATCATGGATAAACCGTTTGATATTTTCTACCTGTAAACTAAATTTCAGTTTCTGAAGCCTTGTAAAGCTCTGTTCCAATTTAGATTCGTAACTCATGATTTGAGATTTAATTTGTAAATCCGATAATTTTTAAATGTCCCGTTTTCAAGAACCGGTCGAGGTTTTCAACCGATTCATTAATTATCCTTTTTCGGTTCGAAACGTCCACAAACCCTGCAGCTGTTTGTGGATGATCCCCGAATTGAGATTTAACCATCCATCCATTATGCATTTCAACTTCATAGCCGAGGCATCCTGGATTTCCCATGGTGACAGTCACCACTTCAAATTCCCGGCGTTTGCTGTCTATAAAGCGAAGGCCCAGTGGCCAAGTTGGACGGATGATTTTTCCCATTATTTTTCGCGTATTGAAATCGATTTCAGACGTACATCTGTATCGAATATTTCTACTGGCCACTGGTTCAACTCAATGGCAGCTCTGATTTCTTGTTTAGCGGATTCCATGTTTATCCCTCTCAATTCCACTCCGCCTTTAAAGGCTCTTGTGGTTCTGGGTTTAACCAGGTCGATGATTTTCTTGATATATTCCATGTTGGTCTCGTTTTAATGTTGTTATGGCCAATTGGGGCCGTTTGTTTCTGGATCTGGCACTGGAAAGTCTTCCTGAGAAATAATTGGTTCTGTAGGGTCGTAAATGCGGTCACTGATCGATGATGATTCCGATTGGAGGTAAAACATGGATTGTGTTTTCTTCCGGTCCGATTTTATCCATCTCTTATCGCGACCGTCAAAGCGTACCTCATCCCAAGTCTTGAGTACCCTGCCGTCCGAATTCTGTACAGCTTTGGGATTCAATGTCAGTTTTTTCAGCTGTGCATATAATTTCATTTTGGCGTTAAATCCAGTAGAGGTGATGTTCTTGATGGAGGATTCCATTTTATAATCTTCCATGGCAAAATGAGAGGGGATAAAGCAATCGAGCCTATTGGATTCTGCTGAGAAAAAAACCTCTGCCCAAGCAAGAAATTGGAATCCCATGTTGTTGGTGAGTGATCGGTCCATAATGTTTTCCATAGGTGCTTCAATCCATGTTGGCCAGGAAAGGTAAAGCTGGCAGCACTGCGCCATGAAATTTAAATCCAAATTCCACTCTTCATCTGAATACTCAGAAGACCAGAATTCTTTGCCAAAATCATCAATCGGCTGACGGTTTTCCTTGAACATGCCGGATTTGTCCACATGGTAGTAGTTCGATGTGCCAAAGAATAGGATCCTACGCATGGTTGAAGGGCCCATATCATCCGGGGCAAAGTTTGTTGTGATACCCAATTTTGGGGATTCCTCAAATTTTATACTTGTCCGGGTCTTCCCCTTGGGGTTCACCGTAATATCACCGGTGGTCATGGAGAACGTGCGCTCCATGGGGAATTCGCGGGTCGCATCATCAATATAGACCACATCCGTGTTGGAATTGACCTGTTCAAATACGTGGTTATCATCAAACAGCTTGGCGTTCTTACCGTCAAACTGGAGGAGATTCTTCACCATTCGGATCCCATTGAAGAATATAGACTTACCGGTACCACCGAATGATCCCTGATCCTTTTGTGGCGTGTCATCCATACCGAACACGATCCATGGTCTGGATTGCGCTTTGTGCCGGTGCATGAGATAACCGAATGCATACATTTTATTGATCAGGTGGACAATCTGGTCATATCTTTCTTCTGGGGTCAGATTTTCGCCAGTAACGGTAAACTTGTTGCGCTGCTTGTATTCCTTGATCTCATCAGCGGTCAGGTCCTCCAAATTGTCCTCTAGCTCCTTTCGCCAATAAATCCGGGATGTCTGCATAAGAAATCGGAAGAACATCGAATCTGAATTGTTTATCTGCAGATGAAATATTTTGTCTTCGTCCTGCGTCACTTCGAACATTGGATCCAGTCGCCGAACCTTGTGTTTTAATATCTTGGATTCCCATACCATTTTATCCACCCGGCTGTTTGGGATTTCTTCGATCCCTGCACCAGTAATTCGCCAGGTCGTGTTCTGGAAGAACATGTATTGGGTCCAGGCATCGTAATCGCGAAAATCAGGATCCAGCACGGGTAGCGAATCAAACGAAGTGTTGCTCAAGGAAGTGGAACGGTGCAATACGTTGAGTAAATCCTCTGGGGCATACCTGGATCGCAAAAAATTGAGCAGGTAGGCCTTGATGTCTTCCGGCTTTACTGGTCGTACCAAGTTACCATCGATGTGGATGAACTCCATGGTTTCCTCGTTTACTTTCCTTCGCCCAAAGCCACATTTTACCAGGAAATTCAGCACTCGTTCCATAGACAACTTGTATTCGTATAAGGGTCTACCGTACCTGATTTTAGGGTTTCCGGATCGGTCAAATGCCAATTGATAATCCCAGAACCGGTACATCATGGCCACCTTGACCAAATTCTTTAAGTCAGAGGCTTTATAATGCTTCAGGAAATCCCTTAAGTCCTTGCAGGGCCGGCCGTACTGATCGCGCTTGGTCTGCAGTTCCATTGGTAGTTCTATAGTCCGGATATCCAAGAAGAAATCTGATGCATCAGACTTGCACAATCGGTGGTTCTGCAATTGGCCGGTTGCATCCAGATCCGGACAGGTCATAACTGATTTGGCCTTCTGGAATAATTTAAAGACTTGATCCTTGGATAGCCTGAAGTGCTCTGAGGATGGATAAACCACGTGATAGCCAAGCGCACGCAGGTTTAGTGCGTCAGAACCACCCGTACAATAAATGATTTCTTCCAGTTTCGGCTTTTCCTTCTTGCTCTCATCCTCATCCTTGGAATCTTCATGGTCTTTAACCACCTGCTCATAGGCACGTTTTACCTGGGCATACCCATGCAAGAACTGCGGGTCAAACTTGCCGTCATAGAAGAATCGCCTTTCTTTTTTTGCGGATTTTGGTTGGTAAATTTTTGAAAAGCGATCACCGTTCTTTCCCTCTTCTTCAATGCGAAAAATGGGGTAAAATTCCGTAGCGGTAAATGTAATCGCTTTACGTTCCTTGATGATGGTATAGCTATCCAGTGCATGCCAATGCTGTTCTTTAAGTACAGCCCTCAGCTGTTCCAGAACAGCTTTATGGCGTTCCTCTTCCTTCCGGTTCCGGTGCTGATATTCGATGTTGCTCCAAACCTTGTCCGAGAATAGGATGCGTAAATGAGATTCCGAAACTTCCTCGGCATGTACAAAGAATTTCTCTTTGTCGTTCTGATCCGGTTTAGCATCCGCAGAGGATACCTCTGCCTGGTACATGGATCTAATTGCTTCCGGTGATCCTATACCGTGTCGTTCAGCAATAATGGCAATGGCCTCACCGTATTCGCAGTTCTCCCGCTTCTGGGTGTACGTAATGGCATTGTGCCATTTACTGACGGTATCACCGAAATCACGAACGATATAATTCCCATCTTCCGTTTGCTTGATCATGGAAGATGGCGTCTTTTCATTTCGAGTTGGGTCTACAAAATGTTTTTTCTTTCCGACGTACTGATCGATATCAGCTATATAGAATCGGAAAATATCCAAACCGCCATTGGTCGCCGTAAATATGTCATCCTTGGTTATCTTATACTGCGCCATTCTCCCTACACGATTTATTTGAACCGGTGTTCATGATGAAGATCAATAGCGCCAGGAATAAGATCAGGCACAGGACGATTAGGAAAATATTGATTGCTGTCAGGAATTGAATTTCCTGGTTCTGCTGGATAAGCATAGCAGAAGATATATCGGGATGCATAGTAAAATAAATGAAAGGTTATAAATCCGTCCAGTCAGCAGGACGGAATGATTGAGCAATAAAGAACGTACTGACTTGCCCATGACCTTGACTCGGTTTAATTCTTCAGGTTGTTCTCATGGATCGCTGTACAGAAACTGAGAATGGGGACAATGTGGTTATCGAAATGGGTTTTAGCCGGCGAGGGTTTGATGGGCATTAATTCAGCGAAACTTACCCGTGCATTGGCCAGCTGGCTCGCCAAGATCTCCAAGCGACTCTCGGAATAGGTATCTATGATATGCCTTAGTTTGCACAGCGCCTTCTGGCGTTCCGCTGTGAAGCGATTGCCGGCCGTATAGGCATAACAGCGCATGCTTATGAAATTACGGATCTCATTGGTGATGAACTTAATGGTCCGGATCCGAATAATGGTGTGTGCCTCAGCTGAACTGCGGACGGTAATCTCCACCGGTTTTATCTTCGTAAAATTCGGATAGGAAATAACGATTTTTCGTTGTTGCGGAATTAATAGTGCTGTAATCATGAGATTGGTTTTTTAGGATTCAATGATATTTCGTTTCACGGCCCAGGTGGCCATTTCTATTTTAGAACTTACCCCAAGTTTCCGTTGAATATTTTGATTGTGGGAGGACACCGTTTCTTCCGAAATGGATAGTTCGTCGGCGATGATCTTATTTGGCTTACCCGCTGCCACTTTTTTAAGGACAATAATTTCCTGCTTGGTTAGGTGGTCATCTCCGACCTTAATGGCAGAGCATAATTTTCCTTCTGATGCACATTGGCCACGGCGGCCACATTCAAAATATTCGACATGCTTTATCTTCCCATCCGCCTCCATATCCGCGTGGCCATCAAATCCGCCAAATCGACAGATGATGTATTGTCGCATGGCTTCTTCCCTCTGGATGAAATCCCAAGCGACCAATGCCCGGAGCGCTTCCGGATTCTCCAACATATCCTGTTCAATCCTTTCCATTATCCAGACGGGAAAATCTCCCCATAAATAAGTCTTACCCTGATGAAGGCATTTGATGTTGTTGTTGAATACATAGAATTCCACATTGTCATCTTCCAATCCGGGAGGGAGGGCTTGTTTGACTTTATTCAGATCGATCATATTCGTTATTTGGTAGTTAGATGGGATTTTAACTGTAGTTTAAATCCTCTTAATTTGAGAGTGAATAATGAAGTGTTCGTTATTTGCCATTGTATTCAACCTTGGAAATTGCTTTGAGCAATTCTCTGGACTTAGCAATGATCCGGTGATTGTACTTATCCTTGATGGTGTGTAGTTCTTTATGCACAGTCACTCGGGATACGGGGTACCCATCCTGGGAGAGTGCTTCGGAGACGATCCTCGCGAAGGCGGTAGGAGCATTTTTGCGGATAAATTGAAGTTCGTTTCCGCTAACTTCAATAGTGCTTGAAAGATGTGTTGTATTCATTTGTTCTAGTTTTTTGTTATTATTGTTCGTTACTGCATTTTGTTACTGCAAATATGTAAACAAGTTTTAAATTATGCAAACATCTTTGAGTGAAAATTCTTCTTTCTTTGAAAGAATTATTCAAATAATTGATTATAAGGGTATTAAAAATGTAAACATTTTTGCAACAAAGTGTTTAGGATATGATGCTCCTCAAAAGATTAACAGATTAAAAAAACCTGAAAACAATCCTTCATTCGAAATTTTGATTGACATAGTAAACAAGTTTGAAGAAATTGATGCTAATTGGCTCTTGACAGGTAGGGGAGATATGTTAAAAAGTTGCAAACAAGATTCAAATGTTGTAGCTCTCGGAAAAGATTTTCCTTCCAACTGCGAGGAATTAAGGGATAAGTACATTAAATTATTGGAAGATTATAATCAGCTTCTTAAATCAAAGTTGAACGGAGATTCTTCAGCAGATAAGAGTGTTAGCTAAGCCGATACTTAAAGTGGTTTGGAGGAATTGGGATAATTGAGTAAATATTTAAAAAAAACATAAAAACCAAATCAAATGAAAAAGTTCATCCTATTTATTTCAATGCTTGGAATTAGTTTTTCATCATTGAGTCAAGAAAAAATTACTGAATTAAGCAAGGAAAAGGCTAAAGAAGAATATTGCATGATTCTCGCAACTGCGAAATTCTTAAGCACCAAAGTCACTATTGATATTGATTTTGGTCAAGAATGGTCATTTTGGAAGGATAAAAGAGGCCTTCGAGATGAAAACGGGAAAAAGATAGTATTTAATAGTGTAACTGACGCCCTTAATTACATGGCATCTGAGGGCTGGGAGTTTGTTAATGCGTATGTAATAACTGTAAGTGGCCAAAATGTATATCACTATGTTATGAAAAGAATGTTAACTGGCCAGGATAAGTTGAAGGCAAGCGCTATTAGTTAA